GACAAACATTTTTGAAAGACTAAATTACCTATACCCAGAAAGAAAAATATCTTTCCAGGATATCAATGTGTATGTTTCTTCAAGAGAAGAAATGCAAAAAGATTTTGTTGAGCAGGGGTTTACTAGAACTGATATCTATGACAATACTTTAGAGGTTTCAGATAAGATTGGCTCATATGAATTTAGAAGAGGCTTAGACTTACTACCAGTGCCAAAGACAAATGCTGACAACAAACTAAAAGAGTTGGCATTAAATAGTCTTAAGGAGAAGGGGCTAAATAAAGAGTCTCACGGAAATGATGAGTATGAGCTTAGACTGGATGAAGAATTACAAATCATCAAGGATAAAAGTTTTGCTTCATACTTCTTGGTTGTTGCCGATATGATTAACTTTGCAAAGAACAAGGATATCATGGTTGGTCCAGGACGTGGATCTGCTGCTGGCTCATTAGTCTGCTACCTACTTGGCATTACTACTGTAGATCCAGTAAAATTTGATTTGTTGTTCTTCCGTTTTATCAATCCAGAGCGTAATGACTTTCCTGATATTGATACAGACTTTGAGGATCGACGTAGAAAAGAAGTTAAAGAGTATTTGAGAAAGAAGTTTAAGCACGTAGCTTCTATCTCAACGTTTACATATTTCAAGGATAAAGGAGTCGTAAGAGATGCTGCTCGTGTATTTGGAGTACCACTATCTGAAGTTAATAAAGCGCTTAAGCAAGTTGACACGTTTGAAGAGTTTGAAACAAGCCCAAACGCATTCTGGTTTAGAGAAAGATATCCAGAAGTAACTGAACTAGCAAGAAGTCTTCGTGGAAAGATACGAAGTGTTGGCATGCATGCTGCTGGAATGGTAGTTGCAAAAGACGAACTTGTAAAGTTTGCACCAATTGAAACTAGATCTGATAAGGATGATGACGTCAGCGGACGAATCCCTGTTGTTGCATACGATATGGATACTGTTGCAGACATTGGTCTTATTAAGATCGATGCACTTGGATTAAAAACATTATCAGTTATATCTGACACACTAAAGATGATTAGTGACAGACATGGAAAGCATATTGATTTAGAGTCACTAGACCTAACTGATCCAAAAATATTTGAAGATCTATCAAAAGGATTTACAAAAGGTATCTTCCAGGCAGAAGCAACACCATACACAAACCTTCTAATTAAGATGGGTGTTAGTACCTTTGAAGACTTGGCTGCTTCAAATGCTTTGGTTCGTCCAGGAGCAATGAATACTGTAGGTCATGCATACATAGCCCGTAAAAAGGGACAGGAAGATATTGTTTATCAGCACGAAATAATGAGACAGTTTACGGAGAGAACTTATGGCGTTATTATTTACCAGGAACAAGTTATGCAAGCATGCGTACACCTTGGCGGTATGTCCATGTCGGAAGCAGATAAAGTTAGAAAGATCATTGGAAAGAAAAAAGATGCTAAAGAGTTTGATGAGTTTAAGGAAAGGTTCGTTGAAGGCGCTTCAAAGCATATTCCAGTCAAAACTGCTGAAGAGCTTTGGCATGACTTCGAAGCACACTCTGGATATTCCTTTAATCGCTCTCATGCTATTGCTTACTCTCTTCTTAGTTATTGGACTGCTTGGTTAAAGCACTACTATCCTACAGAGTTTATGTTTGCAATTCTTAGAAACGAGCATGACAAAGATGCACGTACTGAGTACCTTATTGAGGCAAAGAGACTTGGAATCAAGATTCTACTTCCTCACGTAAATGAATCAGATTTAGATTTTAAGATTCAAAAAGATGCAATTAGATTTGGTCTTTCAAATATTAAGTTTATATCTGATAATATTGGTAAGAAGTTGATGGAAGCTGGTCCATTTAAATCCTATAAAGATTTAGAAGATAAAGCTTCTGTTAAAGGTAGTGGGATTAACTCCAGAGCTTTAGCAGCACTAAACTCAATTGGAGCAGCAGCTTTTGAAGATAATCCACGAACTGGTAAAGAGTCAGAGAACCTATATGAGTATCTAAGTATTCCAAAGTTTGATCTTGGAAGAGTGTCTCCACACATTAAGGCACAGGTCACAGCACTTGAAGACTTTGAAGAGCGTGGAACATTCGTTATGCTTGCTATGGTTAAGGGAATCAAGAAGGGCAACGGATGGTCCAGAATCGAAATGGTAGACGAGACTGGAACTATTGGAGTATTCCATACGGAGCAAACACAAATTGAAGTCGGTAACATGTACTTCTTCTTGGTCGGAGACAATAGAATCCATAGATATGTTACAATAGATGATGTAGCAAATAGGGTTAATGATACATTCGTAACATTCCTACACTCAGAAAGTTTAAACATACCAGATGCAATGAAGATGAGCGTAAGCCTTCTCCCATACAGAACAAAGCAGGGGAAGTCTATGGGCCATTTAATTATGTCTAATAGTTCTAAGGAACTTACTCGTGCAATTGTGTTTCCACAATCATACGAAAAATTAAAATCAAGAATCAAAGATGGAATGATATACATTCCAGAGATTGGCCAAACAGATGATGGCACTTATTCGCTAAGGAGCGTAAAATGAACGAAGATATGCAAGAAGTTAATCAAGATGTACCAGTAGCACCTTTTGAGGGTAAGCTAGATATTAGCCATGTTGTTTCAGTTATTATGGATCACATTGGTGGAGTTGTAAGAATTCCAGCAGACAAGTTTACTAGTTCTATGACTGTAGACAGAAAGTTAATACTAGAGTACGACAACGAGGCACGTGATTTTATTATCACAATTGAGCAGGGATTAGTTAATCAGGTGACTGAAGTTGAGTAATCTAGTAACAGACTACGGTCTAGACGCCTTTGCAGCAACCCTGCACGAGACTGCAATTGAAAAAGGATTCTGGGATGGAGAAATTTCATACGACAAGCTTGGCAATAAACTGGCTTTAGTTCATTCAGAAGTAACCGAAGTTCTAGAAGCTTTACGAAAGTCAAAGGGTAGCGAAGAAGTGGTGGAAGAAATCTCTGATGTTATTATCAGACTTTTAGATGTCTATGCAGCAATGAGAAATGCTGGAATAGTAGATCACTCACTTGACGAAATCTTGCACAAAAAGATTGATAAAAATTTATCTAGACCAAAGCTTCATGGGAATCTTTTCTAGATGACACTCGGCGGTTACTTCCTATATGGTAGCGAGGGAGAACTACTGCTAGTTATTAAAAGCAACAATGAAGATCTTTTATTAACTATTATTAAAAAGCTACAAGCTTCAAGAGATAAAGATATTAAAAAACTAGGATCAGAATTAGAGGAAAATTTTCATGACAGAGATATCAGAAATTCTAGCAAAGCTAGACCCCAAAACAAGACAAAGAGTTCAAGCCGCAGTAGAAGTGGAAACACTAAAGCAAAAGACACCAAGCATAGGTCTAAACCTAGCACTTAAGGGTGGCTTTGGGCATGGAAGACAAATTTTAGTATGGGGAAATAAGTCTGCTGGAAAATCTTCTTTCTGCCTACAAATGATTGCAGAGGCACAAAAAGAAGGAAAGACCTGTGCCTGGATTGATGCGGAACATTCCTATTCTCAAGAGTGGGCTGAGAAGTTAGGAGTTAACTCAGATGAGTTAATCTATTCCCCAGCAAAAACAATCAACGATATGGTTGACGTAGCACAACAATTGATGGAGGCTGGTGTTGACATTATTGTAGTAGATTCTATCTCAGCACTATTACCAGCAATCTATTTTGAAAAAGATAGTACCGATTTAAAGAAACTAGAAGACACCAAGCAAATTGGTGCGGAAGCAAAGGATATGACACATGCAGTCAAAATGCTTAACTACGCAAACAAGAACACACTACTTGTACTCATTTCGCAACAACGAAATCAATTTGGATCTATGCATGCTAGCCACATCCCAACGGGAGGAATGGCAGTTAAGTTTTTCTCATCCACAGTTATCAAGCTTTGGTCTTCGGAGGCTGAAGCTAACTCTATCAAATCTGGCATTACGGTTGGTGACAAAATTATTGAGCAGAGAGTTGGAAGACCCGTTAACTGGATTGTTGATTACAACAAACTCGGCCCCCCTAATCTATCGGGGCAATACGACTTCTATTATCAAGGAGACCACGTAGGAATTGATGAAGTGGGAGAAGTGTTAGATGTTGCTGAGCAGCACGGAGCTGTTGAAAAAGGCGGAGCATGGTATACTATAGGTAAAGAAAGATTTCAGGGTAGAGCAAAAACTGTTCAATATCTTAGAGAAAATCCTGACGTAGTAGAAAGCCTGAAGGCAAAAATATATGGGCAAGATTGAAGATCTAATAGGCAAAAAGCCTAAGAAGACTGTCATATCAGAAGACAAAATAGAAATGGGTGGTGCATTTAGTTGCCAAACCTGTAACAAAGTTGTGTCCGAAGCAGAGTATAATCGTGCAGAGTACTTTGTATTTTGGACTTGTCCAGATGGGCATATGTCAAGGGTGAATTTAGCATAATGTCAGAGCGTGGAGAAGTAAAGCGTGATGGAGCTAAAGCTCAAAAGAATAGTGGCCGTGGTGATTATCAAAAAGGTGATGCACAGTGGAAACAGTTCCTTGTAGATTACAAAGAAGCGTCAGCTTCATTTACGCTTAATAAGCCAGTATGGTCAAAGATATGCACAGATACATTTAAGGTAAATAGAGATATGTATCCAGCACTAAAAATAATACTGGGAACAGATTCCAAAGTAAGACTTGGAATAATTGAATGGGCAATTTTAGAAGAGTTAATTACATTTTGGGAGGATAATCATGGGGTCAAATAATAAGCATCCAATGAATAAAACTGTCATTAAGAATGGCAGAATAGTAAGAATTCGTAAGGATGGAGCTATTAAAGCTGATCTAGGTCCATACTTAACAGTACATAAGAAGAACTTGGAGAAAAAGAAGTGACAACATTTCTTTTCGGTTTACTACTTGGATTTGCTATTGGCTATCCATTCGGATTATTTATAGATAGATTGGATAAGCATGTCAGACAAAAGCGTACTAGAGCTAATTAGTGATGTAACAGAATTTAACGACCTTCATGATTTAATGAAGGACGAGCAACTTGATAGGGCATTGGCAATCATTGTTAAATTAATAATGAATCCTGATATTCCTTCTGCTAAAGCACCAATGCTAATCATTGAGCTGCAAGCTATAAGCGCAAAGCTTACGGTACTGGCTGCCTACTATACCACTATAGCCAGAGATAAGAGCGGAACCTTAAACTATAATAAAAAGAACATCTATTACTCTGCTAAAGAGGCAATAGATAGACTGGTTGACGCTCTAAAGTATGCTGCGAGAAATTAAATGGGTAGAGATTTAGTAACAAATTTAAAATTTAAAAAGACTATGGGTCAATTTGATCCTATAGCCTTTGGTCAAATGATGAATGAAGCGTACACTGCAAATAGAAATCTAGATAGATACGCAAAGAAGCATACCTTCTCTCCAAGCACAGTTGGCTATGGATATGGAATGTGTCCAAGATACTGGTTTATAGCTTTTAATGGTTGCGACTTTGAGGATAATTTTGATGCAATTGCTATTGCTAATATGGAAAATGGTAAGCAGGCACATGAAAGAATTCAAACACTACTAGAAAGCGCTGGGCTAGCTAAAGAATTAGAAAGAGAAATTCTATGTGATGATCCTCCAATCAGAGGATTTGCAGATATGATTGTTGACTGGTATGGTACAGAAATTATTGGCGAACTAAAAACTGTTCGTGATGAAGTCTTTGCCGCAAGACAAACTAGCATGGCTCCTACTACATCACACTTAATTCAGCTTCTTCTTTATATGTGGGTTGAAAAGCTTGATGAAGGATTCCTAATGTATGAAAATAAGAATAGCAATGAAATTCTTATTATGCCAATTAATATGAATGATAGGCATAGAGCGCTTATTGAAAAAACTATTGACTGGATGAGAGTTGTGTATAAAAACTATCAGGCAGGGCATCTTCCAGAAAGACCGTTTACAAAGAGCACCTCTACTTGTAAGTACTGTCCAGTAAGAAAAGAATGCTGGTCTGGAGAGCATGGAGATTTAATTATAGAGAAGCTGGATCTTCCAAAATGATATGTGCTAGATTTGAGTGCTCAGCAACATTTGAGCCAAAGACTCACAATCAAAAGTATTGCTCTGATGAGTGTTGCCGTATTGCAACTAATAAAAGAATCATGGAAAAATACTATGAGAAGAAGGCCATTAGAAGCGGTGCAGTTAGAATATGCAAGAATAAAGGTTGCGAAAAACAGCTCAGCAGATATAACTATGAATCAGTGTGCTCATCTTGTGAGTCCTCAGCAATAAAGAATGCTAAGAAAAAGTTATTGGATATGATAAATGACGCTGGCAAAGCTAAATAAAGTAAGCGCATCTACCGTAATTGGTATAGACGCATCTACTAATTCTGTAGCATTTTGTCTTTTCAGAGATGGAAAGCCAGAAAGATATGGCAAGATTCTTCTTAACGGAATGACAATTTATGAAAAGATAGCTGATGCTAGAAACAAAATTGGTGCATTTAGCGAGGAGCTTAAGGCTGACTATATTGCAATGGAAGGCGCAATTATGGTCAAGTCTGCAGATGCAGTAATTAAACTTTCTTACGTATACGGAGTCGTTCTTGCAGAGCTTATGCAGTATAACCCAGAGGTTATAACTGTTGCTCCCATATCCTGGCAGTCATATATTGGAAATAAAAACCTTACTAATGACGAAAAGAACGGCATAAAGATAACAAACCCAGGTAAAACAGACTCCTGGTATAAAACTAAGCAAAGAGAAATTAGAAAGCAAAGAACTGTTGATTGGGTTAAAAGATCATTTGGCATTGAGCTAGATGACTTTGATGTTGCTGATGCAGTTGGGATAGCTTTCTTTGCACAAAAGACTTTGACGGAGAAGAAATGAAATTGTATCAAAGCAAAGATTATTTATTTAGAAGATATGTACTTCAAAAGAAAACGATAAAGGAGATAGCAGAAGAATGTCAGGTATCACATATGACAATCCAGAGATATCTGGAAGACTTTGGTCTGATAAAGAATCAGAGGAAGTGGAAAAGGTAGAAACTATCTACCCAATAACTATGGCTAAAACCAATTATGGCTTTAGTCTATATGTCGTCGATGGAGATGATCACGTAGGTGCAAACATTCAGAAGCTTGGATTCTGGGAGCCAGAGACAACCAATTGGCTAATAAAGAATGTGCAGGAGTCAGATACTTGCCTAGATATTGGTATGAATATAGGATACTTTACTGAGATTATGGCTAGGGCAGTAGGTCCATTCGGTAGAGTTTTCTCGTTTGAAGCCAACAAGGAGTTGGTAAATGTATATGAGAAAACAATTCTAGAGTCAGACAATGATTATGAAGTTACTGGAGCAATCAATCTATTTGATATCGGGCTGTCTGATGAAACAAAAGAAGCTTTTATATTAGTTCCAAGATCCAATCTTGGCGGAGCAGGAATAAGTGATGAAGATAGCGTAGTAGATGGCATGAGTAGCCTACCAGTAATGCTTGATAGGATAGAGAATATTCTAGATGATATTGCTATTGAAGAGATAGACATCATAAAGATGGATATTGAAGGCCATGAGGAAAAGGTTTGGGATACTCTAGAAAAGCCATTAAGATCATGTCGTGCTGCTATTGTTGAACTTGGCCCATATCACTCAGAAGAGTTTTTAAATAAAGTATCATCTCAATTTAACATGTATAGATTAGTTAATGATGAAGAGATGGAAATAGTAGTTGGAGATATTACTTCTGCACCACATCATATGAATGTAGTGCTAAGGCATAAATCTTAGTTAATTAGCTTTGACATTTTAGTTGACTAAGAGTATACTTTATATAGAACAGGAGATAGTATGTCTGAAATAGAATTAGCAGAACGTTTTGACCGTATGAATAAAGTCGTAGAACAAATGCTCATGGGCAATAGCGCTACACAAATTTCAAAGACTCTATCGCTTTCACGTAAAGATGTTTTAGAGCTTATTGAAGAGTGGAAGACTGTTGTTCGTGATGACTCTAGCGCTAGAGATCGTGCAAAAGAAGCAGTTGCTGGAGCAGACCAACACTACGCAATGCTTATTAAAGAGGCCTGGAAGACCGTAGACGATGCAGATCAAGCTGGTCAGCTAAACGTTAAGGCTACTACATTAAAGCTTATTGCAGACATTGAACAAAAAAGAATTGCTATGCTTCAACAGCTTGGGCTATTAGACAACGCAGAGCTTGCTAGCCATCTGGCAGAAACAGAAAGAAAGCAAGACATACTTATTGGAATATTAAAAGATATATCTTCAGAGTATCCGCAGGTAAGAAATGAAATTATGCGTAGGCTTTCTCAGATATCTAATCAAGTTGAAGAAGTAATTGTTTCAGAAGGAAACAATGTAACAAGCCTTAGAAATGTGAGCGAAGATGTCGTTTAATTTCTCAGACATAATTGATATCCTTGATGGAGAAGAGTTTGAAGAGCGCCCAGTAGAGCTGGACGAGTTTGTTGTAAGCAATGAATATCTTGGGCTACCACCATTGTCCGAATACCAATATATGCTTATAAGAGCAAGCTCTCAGATATACAAGAGAGCGACACTAAATAAACTCTATGGTGAAGAAGCTGGCGAGAAGCGCTGGAAAGAAACAGTTAATGAGGTAGTCGCACAACTAGGAAAAGGTTCTGGAAAAGACTACTGCTCAACTATTGCGGTTGCTTATATTGTTTATCTTTTGCTATGCTTAAAAGACCCAGCAAAATATTTCGGTAAGCCTCCTGGAGACTCAATTGATCTTATCAATATTGCTGTTAACGCTCAGCAGGCAAAGAACGTTTTCTTTAAAGGTTTAAAGACTAGAATTGATAAGTCACCTTGGTTTGCAGGTAAGTATGTACCAAAGGCTGACGTTATTGAGTTTGATAAGGGAATTAGCTGTCACTCAGGACACTCAGAAAGAGAAGCCTTCGAGGGATACAACGCACTTGTAGTTATTCTTGATGAGATTTCTGGCTTTAGTATTGACAATACAACAGGGCACGAACAGGCAAAAACGGCTGGCGCTATATACGATATGTACAGAGCATCAGTAGATTCACGTTTCCCAGACTTTGGTAAGGTAATTCTTCTATCATTCCCACGCTATAAGAACGATTATATCCAACAAAGATACGAGGCTGTTGTAGCGCAAAAAGAAGTAAAGGTATTGAGTCACAAATTTAAGATGGACGAAGATCTTCAGGATGGTGTAGGTGGTAATGAATTTACTGTTGAGTGGGAAGAAGATCAAATAATATCTTACAAGATTCCAAAGACCTTTGCATTGCGTAGACCAACCTGGCAGATTAATCCAACTAGAACTATTGATGATTTTAAGGTAGCATTCTATACAAATCCAACTGACGCACTATCACGCTTTGCATGTATGCCACCAGAAGCAGTAGACGCTTTCTTTAAGTCAAGAGAAAAGATTGAGGCGGCATTTGTTTTGAATAACGGTGTAGATAACTCTACTGGAAGATTTGAAGAAGCCCTAAAGCCGTTGGACGATATGGAATATTTTGTTCACGTTGACTTAGCTCAAAAGCATGACCACTGTGCAGTATCTATGTCTCACGTAAGTGAGTGGGTAAAGATTAGATCATTTAATGATTATGAGCAGGTAGCCCCTAAAGTTATTGTTGATGCAGTAAGATGGTGGACTCCTACTTCAGATAAGTCTGTTGATTTTACTGAGGTCAAAGATTATATTATTTCTCTTAAGTCTAGAGGTTTTAATATTAAAGCTGTG